ACGTTGTTCTTTATCGTTCATTAATCTTCACCTTTAAATTTTTTACTTTGTCCTGATGTGCCTGCATATATCCCAAAAACTGCTGCCATAGCACCTACAACTATAGATACTAAAGCTGATTGTTCTAAATTAGGCTCAGGCAACTGCATAAACCACATCACTACCTCGTATAAAAGGAAAATATAAACACCTACAAAGACTCTAGGAAATATTCTCCATGAGTCTATAGCTTTAGCTAAATGAATCCATCTTTGATGAGGGTTTACTCTTTCATCATCTTCTAATTCTCTTATTTTATCTTTTAGTTGAGATATTTCTTCAATCATAGCCATGAACTTTGATAAGTCCATCTCTACTTCATTTCTGTCCATATCTCCCGAGAATCTTGAATGATGGTCGTTCATACAAATTTTACTAAAACGACTGCACCTACTATAAAGGGGTAAACAGCCCATAACATTGTTTCAAGTTTGTCGAAACGTTTAGTGCCTGATTCTAGTCTTTGTTCTATGTTTTGGTAACGTAAACTACACTCTTTTTCATGCGTAGCTAGTTTATTTAAAGCTTCTTTTACTCCAGACACTATTTATCTTTTGCCTTACCGACATTAATAGCCATCCAGTCTAATAGTTTATAAACTTTACCTATCCAAATATCATCTTTTGGTGTTGGGGTGATTGCTGCTATTAAAGACGCAGCAGATATAATCCAAGGCACAATCTGTATTAACTTTAATATTAAATCTAACATATAAACCATAATTTACTCCTATGATGTTGGTGGGGTTGGAAACTCGCCTAATGGTCTAACTGGTGGATCAGCATCATTATAAACATACAAAGCTGCTAGAGCATCTACATCAGCGACTGCATTTATTTTAGTTTTCATGTCAGTAGCAGTTGACCTTACATTAACTCTATAATCTAACCAATCTGATGGTATAGCTTTAGAACTTTCTGCATTCCTAACTACCATCCAATCATTAGGTTGTAATAAACTATAAGCTATTTCATCTATTTCTTTAGACTTTTCTGTTTTTAAAGTGTCTAAATCTTTAGCTGTAGCTGCACCATAACTAGCTGTCACTTTATTACTAGCAAAATTAAAAGTTTGATTTGTATTAATATAGTATTCTTTATTTTTTAAATTAGAATTATCTTCAATTACTATATAAACACCTATAGCTTTTAACTGTGATTCTGACCAAAGGGTATGAATGTTACTAGGATATTTAATATCTCCTATAGTTAATTGTGTAGGTTTATTATAAACCTTGCTTATTTTACTATCTTCTACTAATGCCCACATATCACTATATTACCTCTATATTATTGTTATTACTAGCCTGTACCTGTCAAACCTGCTGTTGTAGGAACACCTGTCGAAGTTACAAATGGATTTGCAGCCCAAGCCATGTAAATAAAAGTATTATGGTTCGCTCTAAGATCATCACCGCCTCTTATTTTAAAACCATTTGATAACCTATCTATCGGTCCCAAACCTGAATCATAAACTGCTGCTGTTGTATCTGCACTCAAAAATACACCATCAGGACCATTCATTCTCCAATTTGTAGTTCCATCAACATTTTTAGCTATTACAAAAGCTGGTTTGAATCCTGTGTAGATGAACGGACCATCAGAGTTGCCATTTCCTTCGTATGTTCCAAACTTACTGTAGCCTTGTTTAGATGCAAAGCAGTAAGCAACTAAGTCATCACCACTTTTATTAACTGAATTATTAGCACCAATACCAAAAGTTGAAGTGGTGAAACCATCTTGATAAATTCTACTTGAAGATGATTGTGCGTCTGTGCTATTTAACTTCACAAAATTTCCTGATGTAAGGTCTTTTGACCACACCACCCAATCTACAGCAGTATCTCTATTTTTAATAATAACCATATCTGGTCTAACACCCAATCCATGTCCTACAGTTTGCGTCCCTGTAAAATTACCTGTATAAGTAACAATGCTAAAACCAGCAGTTGAGTTTACTTGTACGGTTGATGAAATATCTCCATCACTATTACTTGCAGTCGTACCACCAGCAGCTTTCCATTGATATGCAACATATGTGCTACTAGAATTTGAAAGATTATGTTCATTAACTCCTATAGTAAAACCATCAGAGCCTACTGAACTAATCCAGTTTTGATTACTATTTTCAGCAGCAGTACTATCAGATTCTAGCATTGGTGGACTACTTGAACCTAAACCTCTGTTCGAATCAAATAAAGCATGAGCATAAGCACCAGTTCTATTTTTAATCCAAAGCCAATCAGGTTGTAAATTAGAGTTACCTCCATTAGTTACAGTTTGACTTGCACCAGTACCAGTATATGTAGTTGCTTGAAAATGAGCTGATGGGTCATCTATTGTTGTATAAACTGCCATATTATCCTCCGTCTGAAGCTAAATTTTTTGTACAAAGTGCTAAATAACCTGTTGGTGGTGCATATTCAAATGTACCGAATGAATTTGCATCACTAGCAGAACTTGAGATAGACATTGTAGTAAAACCACCAAAGTTTACTACCCATTGACCACCACTATCATAACTTACTGCAAAAACATAACCATCTGTTGAATCAGGTAAATCTATTGCACCTGTTCCAGTAGAGCCACTTGTAGGATCACCAGAGTTTTGATAAGTATTATTTTTAGCAAAATAAACTTTTCTATTATCCATATCTAATGCAACACCAATTATATCGGAGTTGCCATAGGTGTCTCCATAAGACGAACCACTAGCTCCTGTAAATTTTTGTCCGTTTGATGCGTAATACCCTACTGCTGTGCTTTGTTCACCCACATAAACACTATCAGGGTCATCGGTAGTTACACCTGTAATAGTTTCAACACCAATCATAGTACCACTACCTTCAGTTGGCTGTGCCTCGAAATAAAATTTACCAGCTAATACAGGAATAGTTGCATAAAACGTTTTATTAATTCCTGATCCACTTGTTCTATCTACTTTTGTTGCACCTTCATTTATCACCTGTGATGATGGATACTTAAATAAAGGATTAAGTGTTGCAAAATTATTAGTGCAAGTATCTGTCGCTTGATCTGCCGAAGATATATTTACCAAAGTAAAATCTGTTCCACCATTAGCATCATTACCTAAATTAGAGGCATCTTCAAAATCTAAATGAAATCCATTAGTACCAAAAGTTAAACCACTTACATCTTTAGGTTTCCATATACCACTATCATCATCAAATTCACCAAAATCAGTCTGTGCTGCTGATGTTCCATCTAAATAAACAAACTCTGTTATATAACCGCTAAAATCAGGGGATTCTCCCCTTTGTGTACCTACCCAAAAATTATTAGTTATTTGTATATCAGCATTTTGTGAAGGATAAGTAGACGTTGAAAAAGAAGTTAATTGCACACCATTCACATATATTTTAAATCTATTTGCTTCTGTGCTTTGCGTTGTATCTACTTGAAATACAAAGTGGTACCATGCAGCAGTATCACGAAACACCGCATTACTTACAAACCTAAGTTGATAAGCACCGCTTGTATAGGAATAAATATTTAAATAATCATTAGCATCAAAATAAAAAAAGAATTCATCATTACCACTAGCACCTGCACCCCAAGTCCTGCGATATCCTAACTCAGTTCTTTTAAGCCATACGCTAACTGTGAAAGTTCTTTGATTAGTGCTAGATATAGCTTTATACATTCTTTCATCATTATCGTCTTCAAACTTTGCAGAATTTGCTACATCATATCCTGTTGAAACAGATCCTCTGTTAGCAGTTCTCTGTAAAGTTTCCATCTTAGCTTTGTGTTAGATTTTGACTAATACCTATATTTTGCCATTTATTACCATTGTATCTAAAAGCGTATATATCTGTTTTAGCGTCTGTGGCAGTTTGCGTTGGAGTTACATCACCTACAAACTCGAATACAGCGTTCCAAGCTAAAGTATATGGACCGCTCGAAGCGTGTTGAGCGACTTCAATACTTATAATTGCACCCTCTACTGCATTACTTGGTGCCGATATTGTTGAGTTTTCTTCTAGTAATAAAAAAGCGTTTGCTGCGGCTTTTGCATCCCAGGATACTGTGCCATCGGTTAATGCTACTTGACTTATGTTAGCTGAAGTAGATGCAGTAACTATTTGTGGCATAGTTACATTTTGGTTTTCATCTACTGATATAGCAGGTGTCGTACCCACCGCAGATCCTAAGCCTATAACTAAATCATCAGCACTATCATCAAGACCTACATAGTAATCTTGTGCATTACCATCAAATACTATTTTAGTATCTTCGGCTGTTGCATCACCAATAGTAAGCGTAGTGCCGTTTATTGATAGCGTATCAGTTACTTGTAAATCTGTAAGAGCATCTAAAACTGCTGCTCCTGAACCTGCTCCATCTAATTGAACAACCGCTACTTTTCCATTTGCTATTGTTACATTTGATCCTGAACCTTGAGAAATAATAATATTGTAAGGTCCGCTACTGCC